ATACTTAAACCTAAACTAGTAACATCAGCACTCGCTCTTGCAATATTTGAAGTACAACTAACTAAGTATATTCCTGTTTGTGGAAAGATCATTTCTCCACCGTCTCTACCTCCAGTAAACCTAGAAGAAATAACGGTGTTACTTAAAACTGAACCTGCGGTTGTTATAGTTCTATTACCCGCAGTCCCAGTAGTGTCTGATGTAAGAGTTATAACATTACTTGAGCCACTTGCGGTAATTTTACTTGCATGTCCAGCACTAATAGTGTTAATACATGTTTTCAAGGCTTGAGCAACGTCAGTATTACTACCTGCTACGCTAAACTCTCGACTACCTACAGTAGTGGTATCAGCATGTCCTGTGTATGTTTTTGAAGTTCCATCAGCAGACGTAATAAGAATAGTGTCACCTGCGTTTGGACCAGGATCGTTTACGGTTATAGTTGCCGTAGCAGCCGAAGCAGCAGACATAGTTCCAACACCTTTAAATCCATATCCTCCGACTTCCTCTAAATTGCTTGCAATAAAAGTCTGCCCAGAAGTTGTAGTTATATCTGAGGTTATTCTGAACTGTCTAAAAAGAGTAGGGCTTTCAAGAAAACTTGAGGACTCTGTTGCAGCAGCGTGTCCTGCTAAGGCTATCTTGTCAATTTGTACATTGGTTGGCATTGGTTACTCCTTTATTATTATTCTGTATCACTAGCCATGTAAGATATATTTATAAACAATTCATCGCCAGTTCTAAGAAAAGTTGATCCTTTACTTAGATTTAAATTATTAGTTTCCATTAGTCCTATACTTAATTCTTTTGTATTTTGTGTTATTTTAATTGCACCAGATATTGAAGAACCCCCCGCATCAAAATTTCCTATTAAAGCAACAGCAGTAGTACAAGTAGTCCCAGAAAGACAAGTAAATGGAAGGTTCGTAATTTTAGCTGTTTGATTGTTTTCTGAACCTGTAGCATACCCAGACGATACAAGTAAACGTCCTGTAAGAGTTACTAAACGTCCTATACGAACATATCTTATTTTAGCTCCAGAAGTATTTAAAGTTATAGATGTACTATCTCCTGTTGAAAATGTAGGTACAATATGTCCTTCTGCATAGTAATCAAGTCCTGTAGCTGCTGTGTCTTCTACGCTAGTTGCACTTCCGTTTGGCAAGTGAAGACCATGTTCAGTTATTCTTGCTGCTTGAGTAAGAGTTGATCCACCGCCACTTTTTACATGTCGGAAAAGAATATCGTTCCCAGCAATTTCATTTTGAATAACCGTATTATCAGCAGAAGATAAACCTATTGCTGTACCTAAAGTTGTGCTTCCTGAGTTAGTTAATCGTGTAAAAACGGCTGCTGAATCAGTTTCATGTATATGTAATTTTTCAGTAGGAGAATTAGTTCCAATCCCAACTTTACCGTCAGACTTAATACGCATTTGTTCAGTATTATTAGAAATGATTCTAAGATCATGGGCTGTATTTGTACCTATAAATGGATTATTACTATCCGCACCCATCTGAAGTTTACGAGTACCATCACTAACTTGTACTATTGGAGATCCTCCACTTTGTTCAACCTCAAGTTCAACGGCAGGAGTTGTAGTGCCAATCCCAACTTTACCGTCAGCCTTTACTCTAACTCTGTCTGATCCTGCTGTTTGTAAAGTAATATCATTAGATTCTTGATTAGCAAGCACTAATAATTCAGCAGAACTTAAACCAACTAAAGCTCCATCACCATTAGTAGCTCCAGTATCAGAATTTGTTAGTTGAATGTAGTTAGAGCCATCACCACTAGAGTTTAAATGCAAAGCGTTTTGTGGACTTGTAGTACCTACACCTACTCGGTTATTCGTAGAATCTACATAAAGAGTACCTTCATCAAACGTAATGTCACCCTGAACTGATCCTGCAAATACACTACGAGCAATTCCTAAGTTTCTAACATGAACATCGGCAGTAGGTGCTGTCGCAGGATTATCCGCAGTTCCTATAAGAGTTAAAGTAAAGACACCATCAAGAGAAGTTATAGTGTAATCCGTAGTTGGTTTTTGTATAACTCCACCTACCTCAACAATGTACATCAAGTCATTGTCAGACAAAGGTGTTGCTTCACCGTCTCCTGTTCCTAAAGTTGCTACTTGGTCACTACCACTTGTGCTAAACCTAGTAGAAGCAAGAGTGTACGCTTGAGGTGCTGTAGTTGCTCCGTACAAACTTAAATTGTCAACGTATTGTTTAGTAACAGCGTCTAGACTAGAAGTAGGATCTGATACGTTTTTAATACGTTTACTCTGAGCATCCCATTGTTGATCGGTAGTATCAAAAGACAACGCATTGGTAGCCCCAGAGTCGTCTGCTTCTTGAGCAATATAAAGTAACCCTAAGACCGCATTGTCTAAGTCTGTTTCAGTTAATACCGAACCATCCGCAAAGTTAACTATTTGATCCTGAAAGTTAGCTTTTGTTTTTGGGGTTGTTCTTTGAATAATAACCACAGACCCACTAGCAGGAGCAGTATCAAACGTAGCAGTTCCAGAACCACTAGTCCCTGCAATAGTAACACCACTCGATTGAGTCACTCCGTCCACAGTCACGCTTAAGTGAGATGTAGACAAGAACTGAACGGTAATGTTAAAAATAGTTTGATCGGCAGTTGATGTGTAACGGTTGTAACTAAATGGCATAATTAATCCTCAAGTAATCGTAGAAGTTGTTGATAAGACCGACCTCTACGCCTTTCTCTTTTAATTTGACCCAGGATACTATTTCTCTGAGCTACCTCAGGAAACTCTTTTAACATCTGCTCGAAAGCCTTTGCTCTATACTCGGACAGAATTTTTCTCCACTCATTAACACGAGGACTCTTATCAACATCCTCGATAGATTCGTAAGGTAGACGCTTGTAACCTCTAGATTTAATAAGCCTAGATAGCTCTTGACGCAGGGTCTTACGACCAATCTTTACCTCTCCATGAAGTTGCAACCAACGGTCATACGCTGACTGACCTTTAGAGGAAAAGTATTCTCTAAGTTCTACTCCATTCTTAAACGAACGAGGAGACGAGAAGCTGTGACCTATTTGTGCGAGTTCTTTCTTCAATGGATCATCTGTTACTTCAGAGTAATCAAAGGGAGAGATGAAGTCTACACTAGGGTGCAATCCTTTTCGTAGCACAGGCTCACCAAACATATTGCGTACTGGAGGAGCATCTTGAGAAAACCCTGGAATCTTAGCTCGAACAGTATCTACAAAGTTTTTAATGTCTTTTGTTTCAGCATCAAATGATCTGTTTAGTTGTGCTGCAAAGTTAGGAACAAAAGAACCTCCTAAACTTCTCATATACGCACTACCAAATCCTTCAGGATCAGACAAAGCGTTTGTAAATTTTGTAACACCTGTTAAGTATGTTTTACTTGTAAGATTACGAGCCATAGACACAGTTAAAGCAGAAATATAATCTCCTGCGGTTTTTCTAATTTCTTCATCTCCTTCTAAGAAAATAGTTCCAAGATCCGCAAGAAGCCCCATTCCCATAGAAGCAGGATCTAATCTTCGGTAAGACACATAAGAATTTCCAATCTTAATTGAATAAGGTTGCCACCCTGCTTGTTCCATTGCTTTTCTTCTAGATTTATCAGTTGGTCCACCTCCTGTAAGAGTTCCAGAAGATACGGCTGTAAGACCTACAACTGTAAATATAGATCCTGTAGCGAGCCTTCCAATAGCATCGGCTCTAATTTCAGCGTCCGCATGGTTTAATTCTTTTCCTAAATCACGCATAGCTTTTCTTTGGCTTGTACCTAATAAAGGAACACGATCAAATAAGTGTTGAATAATGTTTGCAGGAGTTCTCATAAAAGGTAAAATTAAACGAGCAGCAGGGTTTTTATTTACAAAGGTAGATAAATCACTACTCATTCCTATAAATGCACCACGATCTTTTGTTAAAGGTTCTGTAAAGGTAATTTGTTGTGCTGTTAATAGTGCTTTTTCATTCATTAATGAATATTTACTTAGTTGTGAGTTTATATATTCTGTTTTTGTCATTGCTTTTTCAACATATTGCCCTGTCATAGGGTCTACAAACCTAGCTTGAAAACTAGGAGGTTTCCCTTTAAATTGTGGTATGGTTTCCGCTTGTTGTGCAATTTGTCTTCTTGCCGTTTGATTTCCTTTGGTAACAAGTTTTTCAAATCTTTGATCTACTAAATTATTAATAATTCTAGGATTAATATGACCTTCTTTAACTACTTGTTCCATTAATTGATGTTTCATCATACTTCTATAATTAACTTGTTTAAAAAACTCATCACCACCTAGCAATGCTCTTGAAGGTAAGTTAACAATTGTTCCTAACCATTGAGCAGCTAAATTACCCATAGTTCCTTCTTTAAGTCCTTTGTTTACTAAATAATCAGTAATCTTTGAGCGAGACCCTGAGGTTTCTACGGTTCGTAATAAAGGATCTAAAATAGCTTCATTTTCTTTTATAGCTAATTTCGCAAATGCTAAAGCATGTTCTACTTCAGTATACATAAGTTTGTATCTAGCGAGTTCTGAAGCAGCTTTACCCATATCTCCCGTAAACGCATAGCCCAACGCTTTTTCAGCAGGAGCTATCAGAGTAGTTAAAGCTGCTGACGTAAAGTTAACTACGTTGGTAATAGGACCAGAAAGAATAGAGTTCATCCAGTATTCAGTAATAGCTCCTAATCCACTTGCTGTTTCTTTCGCATGTTTCATAGATTGTTTCCAATCACTCATATTAGATACTCGCATCATTTCTTTTCGTACAAACGCTTCTCCTCCTGCTTGTGCAATTAATTCTGGAAGCAATTTAGGATTATCTGCGAAAGATTCTGCTGTAATATTATCTAATTGTTTTCCTACGCCTCCTGGTTTAAACTTTAATGATCGTAACCCTGCACCCCAAAGCCCATTAACTCCTTTTACTATTTCAGCCATTTGATTTACTTGATGTCTAGCTAAAAGAAATTCACCCATGTCTTGAAGTGATATATTGTTTTCATTAACAATTCCTCCTCGTCTTATAATATCTTGTGTAGTTTTTAAATATAATTGCCCTCGTTCTTCTAAAACAGATCGTAATGCTGCGGTTTGCCCTACTAAATTTTCTATTTCTTTTTTAGTAAGTTCCCCTTTAGCTACCATTGCTTGATATTCTTCTAAACTACCTACATCAGCCCCCACACTATCGGCTATATCTTGTCTAGCTTTCATAGCAAGATCCTCAACAGCAGCATCAGTTAATCCAGTTCCTTGTCGATCTATTTCTTGTAAAACTTTATTAGCAGCCGTACCAGATTTCATAGCACTACTTACTTTTTCGTTTGTAGAAGCTCTACTCCAATTTAAAACATCTTTTCTTTTCTTTTTAAGTTTTTCTGCACCGTCTTTTTCATTAATTAATTTATTAAATTCTTCGATTTCTTCTTCTAAAGTACGTTCAACTTCAGGTTCATCTTTAGGTTTAGCATCAGGTTCATCTTTAGGTTTAACTTCTGGTTCATCTTTAGGTGTAGGGGTTTCGTCTATTACTTCTTCAAGTTTTTTTGTAGCTTTATCTTTATTAATAACATTACCATCAGCATCTACGCCTCCTGCTTTACGTCCTGCTTTAACACCTTTAGCTAATAAAAAGATTCCATCTAAAGCAACTCCTAAACCAAGACCTTCAATAGCTGCTTTAAATCTACCTTCTATTTCTGTATCGTCTTCATTGGCTGCTAAATATTCTGTAAAAGGGTTTGCTAAGTCAGGGAACTGTTCGTTTACTAAATTAGAAAGCCTAGCTTCATGTCCATCAAATACAGTAAAGTCTGCTACTGCTCCTGCTGCTGCATATTTAATAGCTTCAGACCCTTTAGTTATAGCTAATGCCGTTCTTTTTCTATTTTGATCAGTAGCTTTAGCGACTGCTTTTGCAACTTTACCAGTAGCTCCCCCTATTTTAGTAAACTTACCTGCCTTACTAATAAGACCAATTCCAGGGATAAACCCTGTAGCAAACTGAGTAATGCCTTCAACAGCACCTCCAACCATAGTTTCCGAACCACCAAGACCTAAGTTCTCAGGGATATCGTAATCAAGCCCAAAGATATTTCCTATTTCAACAGCACTTTCAACAGCCCCTGCTATACCTCGTACAGGAGACAAACCCACATCTACAACAGAGTCAAAGAAAGAATTTTCTTCCTCTTCATTTACAGGTTCTGTGACTGTTTGTTGATTTTCAACAATGTTTTTATTTTCTTCTTCGAGAATTTCTCGGTAAGTAACCATTATCTGTACCTCGTTAATCTATCACCTTGGTGTTTAACTAAAAGTTTTATTCCTTCTTTTCCAACATACCGTTGCCTTATTTCATCAGGTAAAAACTCAAGAAGACCTTGAACATCTGTATCACTTAAATCTTCAGGATTACCTTTAAAATCAGCAACCATAATTACATACATAGGATCTTTAAGGTTTTCAGGAATAGGAACTCCTAAATCTGTTTTACCTTCTTGTAATTCTTTTAAAGTCAACCCCACAATTGATTTTGCTTGAAAATATTCTTTTATGTCTTCTGGTGAAGCCTCTGAATTTAACAATAAATCTCGTAAATTAGAAAGTTTTTCAATCGGAGACATCGTGGGGTTTTCAGGACCACGCACGGTTTTTACTCGTTCTAAAGCTAAATTATATAAATCTTTTGTTTGCTCTTTATGTTTTAACTTTAATTCTCTTAATTCAGTTGGATCTGTAGTTTCTGTAATTTCTTTATAATCTCTCGTGTGTTCAAAATATCTATTTCTAAAAGGAGATGTAAATATTCCAAGTCCTAATAAACCTTTGTCTTCAGGCTCTAAGTCAATAGGAGGAATCATTGTTTCAGCACTAGTTTTTCCTTTATCTTGTTGTAATGTAATTATTGATTGATTTGATGAACTACTTAATTTACCTTCTTGTACATTATAAATTTCTGATGTTAGAGTGTTTGTATATTCTCGTAAGCGTTTACTAATTTCAACAGCTTGCTCTCTAGGAGTTTTACCTTTAAAATTTTCATCTTCTATAACATCATTAGTTATTTGTTCATATTGTTGTATAATTTCCGATGTTATTTGGGTTTTAACAAGGTCAGGATTTGTTATGGCATCACTAATATTGTCAGTTTCTATTAACCTAGTAACTGTATCAATAGCCTCAGTAGGACCAAAAGAAACACGAGTTGCAATATCATCTCGCATTTTTTCTTCGCCTTTAAATCGAAAACCAAATTCTGATAAATCTAATGCCATTTTAGCAGTTATTTGTCCGTTTTCTTGGGCATCATCTATTCTTGCTTCAATAGCTTCAAAACTATAGCCTCCTCGTATCATCTTTCTTACTTCGGCAACTACGTTATCGTCATTTACTTCAGTAGTATTTTTACCATATCTAATAATTTTAGTTGCAACGTCTTGTGCAGTTTCTAAAAGCTCATCTTCAGAAACTCCTCTTTCTCTTAAACGAGACATAATATCTTCCATATTTTCGGGATCATTAGGATCATAAAGAGATAACTCTTCTTTGCTTAGTAGTTCATTTACAATGATTGATTTTACTGTAGTAGAGTTTTTGTTTATTCTAAATGTTTTTCTATTTTGTTCTTTAATTTCACGATTATAAGCTACATCTTCTAGTGCAGGTAAACTATCTTTAAGAGCTTGTATTTCAGAACGCCTCATGTTGTACACAGAGTCTTGTCCTGCTTTTAAATTATTTAAATCATCTAATAAAATCAACGCTTCTTCTATTCGACCATCTCTTGCTAAATCTTCTGCTTTGTTTTGGTAGGCTTTGTAAATTAACTCTGCTCTATCGTCTGCTGAGATGTATCTACCTGTTTTATCGTTGTAATAAGTGTCTAATAATAAATTTATTTCATTAAGTCTTTCTTTTTTTAAGTTATCTCGAAAAACAGCTAATTTGTTTTTATCGGCAAGTACATCATCAGGAATAACCTTATCATCTATAGTATCCGCTATTTCATATATCCCACGACCTGCACTTTGATTAGCTTGTGCATTTAAATTCGCAGCGTATTTCCTAGAGGCTTCGTACAGAAAGTTTTCTCTTACTTTATCTCTTACTGATTGCAACCCTTTTTTCTGAAAGTGATTTAGCCCCTCAGACAACTCTTGGAATCTTTTAGCTTCATAGGCTGCTGCATCTTCACCTGAAGTAGGATCAGCAAGTCTTTCTATATTGGCATACAAATCGTTTTTATATTGTAAGTTACCAATCTCAACACCATTAAGTTCTGCAAAGACCATACGATCTAGTAACTGACCACCTATAGGAATACGACCTTCTTTTTGTTCCTTTTGATACGCTCCGTTTATAACAGCAAGTCTATCTTCAGGACTCATCTGAGCGTATTGATCTTTAAGTTCAATAGTCCTAGCTTCTTCTTCGGCTTTTACTTCTTTTTCTTGTACACCTTTGTAAGTGTTAATTAAACGGTTCATAGCACTTAGAACTTCGTTTGTCCCTGAGTCAGCAGGAAGTATTTGTTTCGTTCCTACATAAGGATCAAAAACCCTACGACTACTTTGTTCTAACTTTTTAACAGGATCAAAGTCAACTTGCTGTCTACTTAAATCCCCTTTAAAAAGATTCTGTATTGATTGTTTAGCCATGATTATCCCTTAAATTATACTGATGGACCAAAGTATCCCCAATCTTTTTTAGCTCCATAGTAAGCATTTGCAACATTAAGACCAAAAGCTAAAGGAGACGGTGAAGCTGTAGGTGTTGCTCGTCCTGCTTCAATGCGTCCTTCTCCAGTTGCTTTAGCTAACTGCATGTCGTACTCAATGTCTGCTTGAGTTACTTCTAAGTTATCTAAAACATTTAGTTCATACGCCATAATGGCTTTTTCATATTCTTGGTCTATAAGTTCTGCTGATTGTCCTGTAACACCTGATTCACCTGTAGTAACTGCATAAGAAGCCCTAGCTCTACGTCCTTGTCTGTTTATTTGTTCTATTTCTTGTGAGGCTAAAACACGATTACGAGCTTGTCTTTGTCTACTAAAAGCAACTCCTTTGGTATAAGCATCAAGAGATTGTTTAGCTATACGATCTTGAGTCGCTTGTTTAGCCCTGGCAACTCTTCTAGCGTCTCTAGTGCCTTGAATCAAACCAAAAGCTGAAGTCGCTGCTTGTATACCAAATTGCATATTCGCAGCATCGGAAGCAGCTTGCGAACTAAATCCATCTTGTCGTTCAAATACGCACATTAAATTATCCTCACAAACTCATAGAATAGACGTTTCTCGTACCCATATTCAGGGTGTTTATTAATAATAGAAAAACCTAGCCATTTAATCCAATTAATATGAACAGTATTCCTAGCATCAATATAGTTAAACAACATGTTGTAACCTGTAAAAGCATCTGCTAAAAAACCATGAGACGCTTTTAGAAAACTAAAGTTAGCTTTTGTAACTTCATCTGTACCTAGCATCCAGACACAACCAGTATTTTTATCTACTCGTACTACTCCATACATAGCAGCAGGTACATCATCAACGGTAACTGTCATAGGTCTTTCTGACACAGAATAACCATTTAACATAGCAGTCTTTGGGTCTAGATTAGTAACAGCTTGTACTTCTTGTTTATCAGCTTCCCTCATGTGAGCAGCTATGTAAAAACAATCAGGAATATAAGATGGTCTTGATGTAACTATCACGCATCTATACGCTGTGTTCTAGGGGAGAAGTTGATTTCAAATTCAGCAGACATAATGTTACTCGGTACAGGTTTGTCGTTTTTTATTATAATCGAAGTTTGATTTGCTTTGGAGAATACTGGGAATCTATATTCACCAGAATCAATATTGGTAGACCCAATCAACAAAGTGTTAGACCCTAAGATTCTACCAGTAAATTTATGTGTACTTGTATCTCTAAAGTCAGGAGTTACTTCTACTTGAAAATAACCTGACTCATCGTAGACCAATGTGCCGTATCGTATTTGGACTCTACCGTCAGTAACAATTGCTCTACCTCCAGCAGGGGTATTTTGTTTAATAGTAAGATCAGAAAACTGGTAAGACATCTCATACGCTTCACCTATGTAATACACTCCAGAAGCCAATGGAGTAGCATCTTTAAGTACCAACTCATTGCTACCATTAGTTTGTGTCGTAATATCTACTTTCTGTCCTGCTGCTGTGTATATTTCAATAGTTCTACCTGCTGATTTTTTATAAGGAATAGTCAAGGTATCAGACGAAAGAGATACACCAGTAGATGTATTAGTTAACCTACGGTCTAATGACGTAACATAAGTAGACCCTGAGTCTGTTTTACCTGCTTCAAAAGCCATCTTTTCTAAGAATACACCTTCGGTTCTTCTACAAACAATAAACAAATCGGTATCTATAAACTCCATACCATAGACTTCTGTGTCTGTCCCAAACTCAAACTGATGCCATGCACTTTGTATTCGTTCTCGTCCTGACTGGTAATAGTTGTATAAATACAAAGCATCAGGATCACTATCGCTAAGAGCCACAAGAACATTCTCATGGGTAGCAGCAGCCATTAACTTTATGTTTCCTGGTATGTACTTAGGAACATGAGCAGCAATATCTAAACCTTCAAACTTATCGGTATCACTACTTGTAGGAACGTATTCTCTTACTCCACTAAAACTACCGCCACGTTTGAACCCAAAGTAAATTGAGGTAGCTGTAGCTAATGGTGTGCAGTTTGGTAAGTTTTCGTAGTTAGAGATTTGAGCCATTGATACCGTCTTAGGTGTAAGAGTAGTACCACCTTGTAGTATAAACTGAGCAAAGTCAGAGAATAGTATAAGGTTTTCACTAAATGGTACTGCATGTTTTAGAGTAGCCACTTGAGTGTGGGCTGCTGCAACATCTATAAGATCAGAGTCTAGTAAGTCAGTAACAGTAGTCCTAAAGAAATTAAAGAACTCACCTGATTCACTAAGAACAATGTTTTCTCCTGCTAAGAATCCTAAACGGTTCTTAAACAAGAATATATCGTTTATTTTTTGACCAACAAAGCTCGGATCAGGATTGGTCGTAAAGTCTCCTACAAGACGGCTAGTCCAACCAAAAGCACTATAATCGTAACTATCGTGGTTCGTGCCGTCTGCTTTTTGAAATACAAACGTATTGTCAGCTTGTCTTATTAATACATGAGGCATTGACGCAGGGTTTAGACCCAAACCGTTTGCTAAAGCAGGAGCAGGACATTCTTCCCACAAACCTTCACCTATAGATGCTGAAACACCTGTAGTTACAAACTTAACGTAGTAATCATCTATGTTGTCAGTAGGAGACCCATCTATTTTAATAATAATTCCATCTTTAGCTATAGTAGGAAGATCAGTAAACCTTTGAGCAGATCCTTGAAAAGTTTCAATAAACCCTGTGCTTTCATCATAAGATGAACTAATAGTAAACGCAGAAGTTTTTGTTAAATAGATAACTGACCCACCTGCGGTAGCAGTAACATTAGCAACAACATTTAAAGTAGCAGCTAAGTCAATAGCGTTTTGCTCTAAATCAGTTGTTGCTGTTTCTGTGTAAGCTACGCCATCTAATGTAACTGTATAAGTGCCACTTGAAGCCCCTTGTTTTAGAAATATAAGAGCTTCATGTGTATTAACAGAAGAAGGAGTAGCACCTGTAGTTTCTACCGTATCTTCAGTATTTAATATAAAAGTAACATCAGCAATAGTAACCGCACGAAACGCTGTGTCTGCATTGTTAGTATCTAAATAAGTAACACCATCAGGAGTATCTACAGTTTGTGCTACGCCATCTAAATCGTATACTTTAATTTCTTCATCTCTAAGAACTACTACATATTGCTCTGTAGAATCTCTGTTAATAAAGTGAGTAAAAGTCTTAGCACCAGTAGTCAACCCTGACAAAGCCTTGACATGTTCTGTCGGGTATCTTTTTGTTAGACCGTCAACAATAGAAGGGTAAGCATTTACTTGTGATTCGCATTGGGTTGAAAACCGTAAGCTATCAGGCTGTTGCGATACCCCATTAATTAAGTTAGGTATTGACTTACTAATTAACATTACGTCCTCACTCTATTAATAATATTACCTCTATTGATAATCCTAAAAACATCATTGTTTTCAAAAATACTGTGATCGGCTGTATCCATTTCGTATTCTCTAAGTGCCATGAATGCTTGTTGTTCGTTTATTCTGTTAAACCTATGTAGTTTGTCAGAACCTAAAAGTCTATCCTGGTACACCCTAGCAGCACGAATCATAATGTATCTTTTAGCTACTTCAGGCATCTCGTCCCACTCTAGTAAAACAACAGCAGTTACTTTAAGAGTTTGTGTAAAGACATACGAATTGTTTACTCTGTTATACAGTTTAGTACCACGAACTACAATATCAAAGTCAGGGTCTAAGTTAAGTCCCTCTAAGTCTACCCTTACCATGTTTGTAGGTAAGTTAATGTTTGTAGTGCTATCTGGTATTAATGGATAATCTATAACAGTATTAAAATGCCAACCATGAGATTGGACTTCTCTAGAGATTTCATCAAGTATAGAAGTAGCAAGTGAAACATCGGCTGTTACGTTTGACGTTAGTGAATTTATAGGGGCTTCCCCTACAGCACTAAGCATTGTGTTTACAGCGTTTAGTTTACTTGTAGTTCCTAACATATATATCTCCTAAAATAGGAACCACTCCCCTGTCGAGGAGTAGCCCATTGTATTGTCTTCAACAAACTTATGAGGTTTTTAGTCCTACACAAGCTGCTGGACGTAGGTAATTGTGACCCATTGCATACTTAGCAACCATCAAAGTACCTTGGTTTTGTACCAAGTAATCAGATTCGATTGCAAGGTCAAGCAGTTTAACTGTACCAATACCTGATCTATGGAATACAAGACCTTCGTAATTAGTAAAGTTTGCACCTGAGTAACCTTCATTGGCATCAGCATTAGTAACACTTGCATCGTTAAATGGAGCGTTTCGTACTGACGTAGATCCAAGAGTAGTATCAACTGTTCCGCCAGCGTCATCATTTTCGTTACCTGTCGGGATGTGGTTACTCATCATAACTTGAACACCACCAACGGTTAGAATTTGACTTCCTCCTTGTTGGAACGATCCACCGTTACCAAAGTCACGGTTTAGAACAGCACCAGCACTATTAGCAGATCCTGCTGATTGCAACACTTTGTAGAACAAATCAGGAGTAAGAACGCAATAGCGATCTCCTTGTGGAATGTTTTGTTCATCCATGTGTTGTGCAGCTTCTAGAATCTTATCAATAACACCTGAGCCAGTACCGCCTGTAGCTAAGTTAACACCACCTGTTTTACCAAGAGTATCAGTAGCATCTGAAGCACCAGCAAGACCTGAACGAATAATTGCTTTATCAGCGTGATTAGCAAGAGCGTACCCTAGCTCTTTAGAATAAATAGAACGAACATCGTAGTGATTCATTGCTTCATCAATGTTTGCAATAAACGCATGAGCAATTAGTAGGTTATCAATGTTAATAACTCTTTCGGAATGATCTATGGCTGTGCCAAGAATTTCATCACCAGGAGCATGGTAACCAGCAGTTGCTGTTCCTACTAAAGGAAATTGAGCAGACTTACCACTTTGGATTGTTCGCACATTGTGGAGAGGCATCATTACGTTTCTTTCAGAAAACGCTGCTAATACTTCCCCACTAAAAGTTTTAAGGAATAATGCGAAAGCATCGTTCCCGTCTTTTACAAGACCTAGTCGTGATTCAGTCATATCTGACATAATCGACCTCTTTCATAATGTGAGATTTATAAAAATAAAGTTTGAAGTTTTTAATGGTTACTTACAGGATTCCAAGCTGTCCAGTTATCCGCCGTAGCGGGCTGCGTTAGATTTTCTGAAGGCTCATCCATATCAGCACTTCCAGATAACCATCCTTCGGGAATAGTTACCTTGTTACCAGAAAGTTCCCAATCGGAACCATTCCAGTAGTAAACATAGCCCCTAACATTAGGACCTATGCGTATAAGACCTTCACTTTCGGGGACGAATACGACTCTTGAATTTTCGCACCCTGTTAGTCCAAGCAGAGCGAATCCGCTTAGGAGGAGGAGGGGCATCTTTACCAATAGTCGGTTCATTCGCTTTCTCCAAAAGTGTAGGTAATAGTTTGTGTAAAACTGAAGTAATTAAACTAATAAGAAACGACATCATTCTGCCACAGCAGTTTCGTCAGTTTCCCACTTAGCCTCTTCTTCAGCTTGTTTCTTTTTAACGGCTGTTCTACTAGCACCATAACCAAGAGCAGCTAAACCACTCATAGCCATACCTAGCATTTGACCAAGAGACGATTCCATTGGGAATGCTCCTGAGGCTACCAAAGCACCAATCATCATTGCAGCAGTTGATAACCAAAATTCTGTGGATTTATATCCAGGTTTAGACATTACGATCTCCTTTAAGAAAGATTAGAAATAGAAAGACGTTGTTGGATTTCCTTACGGTACGCAGGATCTTTAGAGTATTTAGGATTCCTCATAGCTTCTGAAACCTGTTGCCAAGAACCAAAAGCATTTGTAGACGTACCTGTAGCTTTACCTTTAAACAAACTAGGGGATGTGCCTTCACTTTGAGTGAACCTTGCATGTAACCCTTGAACTGCTAAAAGTCGTGCATCGTTTGATGACTCAGCGATGGTATCGTTGTAGGCTTCTATCTCTGCATCTGAAAGATTTTCAGAAGCCCATTCCATCATGTTGTTGTAAGACTCTTCGCCACCTACGGTGTTATACACCGATGTTTCGGCTTGACTTGCAAGAGCTTGTAACCCATCGACATAAGTCCTAACCATTTCTTCTGGTAAACCTTTGTCTACTAAACTTTTTATTGTTTCATCTGACAATGTACCAGTTTCGCTAAACTCAGCGTTGTACTGTGAAACATCGTCTTGACCAAATAAACCTGTAGATTCTTCGTTTGTTTCTTCTACAACTTCTTCTGGTTGTGCTTCTGCTTCTGGTTGTTGTCCCATCTTTGATTCTAATTCAGAATAAGCAGTAGCTAAATCTTCAGCATTATTGAATTTTTCAGGTAACCACTCAGGTCTTTCTGCTTGTGGTGCTTCTGCTTCTGGTGTTGGTGCGTCTGGTCCTGTAACGCCAGTCTCCATCTGGACTCGATCCATTATTATTCTCCTTTGGACATCTCGGCATCAATCTTTTGTGCCTCTCTGAACTGCTTATCTGCAATGTCTAAAACCTGTGGACCAACTTGTTGTGCCATCATTTGTTGTTGCATTGCTTGCTGTTCTTCAGCAATTTGTTCAGGAGTCTTGATTAAGCCTTCTGTGTCTAAACTTAGTGCAGTCGCTCTACGTTTGATATATTCTTGTAGATTGACGTATTGACCCAGAACTTCTGGACCTAATGTTTGTGCTATTCCCTGGAGGAAAAAGTCTAACTTATTAAGATCCGAGGCTCGTCCTAAGGCTTCTACACCAGTAATAATAGTAGGAGTAATAAATTTCTTAGGGAGCTTCGGTAATCGTTTCTGTTTCTCCATCCTAGCCATAAGCCTAGTAATTAAAGGTAACTGAAACTCTTGTGATAACAAACTATAGATGCCCCCTAGTTGTCGTTCTATAGATTGTTGTATAACTCGTATTTCTTCGGCGGTTACTCTGTCAGCATTTCTTATGGTAGATTCAGTTAGAAGAAACGCATACGACAGACGCTCTTGAATGGCTTGACTCGTTGACGCAGCAATAGATAAGTCTTGGCTTTTCTGGCTCTGTAGTACAGTAACATCATTTGCTGAACCCTCCACAATACTACCATTTGCAGATTGAGCCAATGCTCTAGCTCTAGTAGTTCCATTTGGATTTACTAAGAATAATATTTTACTTGCTGCTGCTGCACCTTCAACAATAGCCATTGACAATCCTTCAAGAGACTTTAAGTCTCCTAAGTATTGCTCAACATAACCTCGTCCATAGTTCTCACCTTCAACTCTATGAAGACGTAAAGCTATATAAGGTGATTTATCTTTAGCGTAAACTCCACGGCTACCCTCTATTTCTACTCCACCTACTTCTTGAAATACTTGACATTTTTTATCGGGAAGAGTTTCTATGCAAGTATATAAGTCTACAGATCCATCTGTATTAGGTGTTTGCGAAGCGATGGCTGATTGTATGTCTTCTGGTAAGACCGTGGGATTTACGCTTTCTTTTGTTACAATCTTAATGACGTTACCCATAGGGTCTCGTTCAACAACATAACGATCTAAATGAAAGACCCTCATACCGCCTTCATCAGGCATATGTACTAATACATTACCTGCTACTAAAAGATGTTTAACTGCTTCAAATGTAGCCGTTCTTATGTTATTTGTTTCGATCTCCTTCATAACTGCTTTTTCAATAGCAGACAAAGTAGACTCAACTTCAGTCTTTATATCAGGAACACCCTCGATTTGACGTAGTGCCTGATCATCTAAAACCAACCGAAAGAATGGAGAACTTGGAGGTAATAAACTTAGTAGCAAAGCACTTGCTAAATTATTAACTCCTCTTGCTCCAGTACCATTATAAGGTGTATCAAAACGAGTAGCCGAAGAATGACCTGCATCAGGCACTAAAGTAGGAATGGTTAAACGGCTACAATCTCTAGCTCGTTCTAAGAAAGAAAATCTTTGGGCTTCTAACTTTGTGTACATTCCTTGGGCTTTTCCGCTCATATTAGTATCCACCACCTACGCCAGAACCACTTTGTCCAGCTAAAGGTATTCGTAATCTTCTTAAAAGACTAGTTCGAGGGCGTGTAGTACCTGATCTTCTTCTAGTAGCTTGACCTGCTTGTTGCATTTCCATAGCTGTTTCAGCAGGTTTTGGGGCTACTTGTTCAGGCTCAGGTAATGGTTCTGGAGGTCTTGGAGTTCTTGGGCGAGACGCTCTAGCCATGAGTGCAGAAGCTATAACTCCAAATATTACTTGGGGTGGACACATAATTTTACCTCAATATATTTTCGTTTTGCTCGTTAAAGACTGATTGTAAATGATCTATAACTGAGCGTTGTCCTACTTTGTAAAAGATTTCTCTGTCAGTATCTTGTATTTTAGGTTGCACGACAGGAAAGTTATGGTCCAACCATTGGACTAATTCTTTTGAAATTGTAGGGGGTTTTTCCATATACTTGTTCTTATTCATTTTGCGTTCTCTTTCTCCTGAACAAACGCATACATGAGAATAATATAATTGATGACATCCATACAAGTATCTTTAAGAGATTCATCGGCTACTTCAAAAGATCCTGACTGAGCAAAGGTACTTAATCTAGACATCTTATCGGTAAGTCTTACTAAAAACCCTTGCTCTGTAGAACAAATACCCATGAGTTCACAGCGTTTAAAGTTACCAAAAGGATCAGTACCAGATTTTCCTGTGTAATCCTTGTTCTTCTTTTCAGACAAAGCTCTAGCTTCATCACAAAGTAATTTATGTAATTCTAAATAACTGTTTCTGTCTGTGGTTTCCATAACTTAACCTCCTTTGTTGTACGGTTGTATTCACCGTTTCTTAAAATACGAGCGACTCGTGCTTGAGTCAATGCACACTCTTCGTCAAGACCTTGCTTGCGATATGCATTTAAAACTTCTTCCCATGTCTTCTCCTGAAGAATTTTTTGTGCCGTCTTCGGACCAACAGTAGGGCAGCCCTGATACCCATCAGTCGAGTCGCCTGTGAGTGCTTGCGTAAGATGGTGGTAGTCGGCTTCTTCTTTAGATATTTCTTGTATTCCTTCGTCTGCTTTATTCGGGTTGTATAATTTCCCTGGTATTGTTTTAAGGTCTTTGTCTTCGGATATAATAATCGTATCAGTAACTTTTTTATTGAATCCTGTAGCCAGTAACCCAAGAACATCATCAGCTTCCAAACGATCTTCAATAGCACAATTATATACCTCTTTTACATAGTCTCTTAGAACAGGGAATACTAACGGTTTTCTCTTAGATTTGCGGTTATTCTTGTATGTTTTTAGAACATCTTTACGCCAGTTCTCTCTGTCAGAAAAACAAACAATCATAGACGTAGCACCTACCTTTTCTTGTAGATCCGTCAACGCTATGTCCATTCTTTGTTTACCTTCTTTTACGTCTGAGTGCAATGTCCAAACATCGTCTCCCCAATCGTAAGCGTATTCAATTGCTGTGCATACATTGTATAAAACTATATCACCATCAATAAGTGCTGTCGTCATCTTGGAGTCCTTCCCCTTTTACAGCAGCCATCTTAGCCACTTCAAGTAAACCTATAACTGAATAATAACATCCACCAAAGCAAATAAACAAGTCGTCTTCTTTTTTAGTTCTTTTGGTAGACGCAATAAAAGCAAAGTCATCAAATCTTTTTATCAACTCTTTGACTAACGCATCTGTGCTGTGGTACTCAATGTCTTTCATCGGTAATTCCTATAATCTATTTTTTTAAGTAACGATAATTCTTTTTTAAGTTCTGCTCTTTTCGTTGACTTAGGAGGGTACTTAGATATTTCTAACAGTATACGAGCTTGGTTTTGTTTCTCTTGTAAGTATGGAAGACAAAGAGATACACAGTTTCTCGCATTATCACCATAGGCTCTCCACTCATAAGTAGCTCTCCATTGATCCTTATGGTTAGAACGCATACGTTTTTTAAAAGTTCCTTTAAACATTCCTTTGAACCATATTAAAGTTTTAGGATAACAATTGATAATACTAACTTTAGGTGTATTGCAGTATTGAAAACATCCCTCTCCATCTAGATACCCTGCTGCATAAGCAAGCTGTATTTCGTCAATGTGTCTCTGCCCAGTTTCTACCCACATTGTATTCTCCTGTGAGTGGACATTTAAGTTCGTAATTTCGTCCTGCCAATTCAATCCCTGAAACTCCTGCTTTTCCTGTGACATGAGCTATCTCCTTTGTTGTACAAGCCAACTGAACCTCATCGTGTATGTGTGCTACCTGGGCAACTTCCATCAGTAATTTATTTTTCATAAGAATAGCCCACATATTTATAGTAGCGTCCTTCATTACCACCGCACCTGCTGATTGCAATAAAGTATTCAAAGCACTATGAGCCGATCTGCAAGGTAATTTTCTACCATCTAAACCCTCTAAGTATCCCTTAGTTTTTACTTTGTATTCTACTAAAGTTCTTAGTTTTTTAAGAGCAGGAATCTTTGAGTAAAATTTATTTTGTAATTCTTTCCCATCCTTCGCTGATCCATTAATAATTTTACCCAAACGAGTAGGACCAGCACCATAACACAACGCATAGATCATAGTCTTAGCTTGACTTCTAGAAGACAACCCAGCAGCGTTTTTATTTAATGTGTGTATATCTCCCTCACAAACTTCTCTCGAATACGCTCCCTCATCAAAATAAGCCATAAAGTGACCTAACATTCTTAGCTCCAAACCACTAGCATCCCAGCCACATAAATACTTGTAACCTATTGGTGGCACAAAAAGCTCACGGCATTGTTTGCCAAAGGGTACATTTATCGCAGGTACTTGTCCTAAGTTCGGACTGTTATGTGTGCATCTACCTGTAACTGCTCCATTGGTATTTACACGACCATGTATGGCTGATGTAATTTCATTGTAAGCTGTCATCCAAGATTGTTTTCCTTCGGCTAGTTGACCTAATCTTTTACTAACTGTTAAATACTTACAGAGAATCTCAGCTTCTTCGTAGGGTAAAGCCTTGAGAATTGATTCGTCTATCTTAGGTTGACCACTTGGTGTGTAGGCTTCAGGCTTCCAGTTGTACTTATTGATTAAACATTTAGCAATCTGATCTCTAGACCCTGGATTAAACGGAATGATTTTCTTTTTGTTGTCTCCTCTAAAAATAGAACTATCACGATGACCATCTTGTTTAGCTAAAGATTTTGTCTTGTAGTGAACCTTATGTCCTCCACAAAGTACATACCAAAAAGATGGTGTCTTCATTTCTATAATGGTAGGAGGAAAAATATCTTGCAGTTGTTCTTCGTAGCCTGCTTTATGTTGTAACAAAGTAGCATGTAACTCTTGAGCTTTCTTTAGGTCAAACCCAAAGCCAGTCTTCTCCTGATGACGAATGATTTCTGCAAAGCAATGTTCAAGTTCTACCGATTCATTCGTAAGGTGTTCTCTCTCGATCTCCTTCCATAACTTACAAGTAACCTCAACGTCCTGCATACAATACTCATTCATCTCTGGAGTCCACTCATCGAAATCTGTAAAGTCACCTTTGTGTAAACTTAAACGATGACCCCACGCTTTGAGAGAATGACTACCTATAAGTTCTCTAGGAAATTTTTTTCGTTTCCAATCATCGTCTCCAAGATCAGACCAACATAACCTAGACATGAGTAAAGTATCTCTAAGCATCCCATGAAATTTAAACTCAGGACATACTCTTTTAATTGCAGGTATATCAAACTGATGGGCATTGTGTCCAACAATAATGTCTGCATGTTGTAACCTATCTATACCTTCAAGTATGTTGTCTTGGCTAGTGTCGTACACCTTAACTTCATCTTCAGTAACGTCTTTTATAGCAAGACAATGAATAGTGTGTACATCGGTAAGATTCAACCAGTCTTCTATGGGATTGGTTTCGATATCAAATATTAGTGTATGCATGATTCCTCCTTGATGGTTTTTAAAATAGCTTCACCTATAAGCATAGGTATTTGTGGTACTACACTATTACCTAAGGCTTTAATTCTGTGTGACCTATTGGGTATCCCATGAGCCACTCGACCCAATTCGGGTTCAACGTCCCAGACTTCCATTGTTCTGGTGTTTCTCCTCTCACCTCCTTGCAATTCCCTAGCATTCGTTGCATTTTCCCCGCTGGCGTTCCCGCTGCATCCTCGTTCGCTGTTGGAGTTGGAAACATCTTGTTCGGAGGTGGATAAACCACTTGCTCCCTCAACGTTGAATGAGTCGTTCGACCCTTCCGATTCTTTCGATATTGTTTCTCCAATGCCTCTGGACTCCTTACTGGTAAACTGTCCATTGCATTCGGAGTTAGCAATAATCCAGACCCGTTCTCTTTTGTGCTTTGCACCGATGCTACTCGCTGAAATACTAAACGTCCTTGCGGAGTAACCTTCACTCTCCAAGTTATCGAGTACGGTGTCGAGACCGAGTTTAATATGTCCACTAACGTTCTCTCCAATAACCCAAGACGGTCTACACTCTTTGACAAGTCTAAACATTTCTCCCCAGAGGTGTCTTTCGTCTCTCTCCCCAGCTTGTTTACCTGCGACTGAGAAAGGTTGGCAAGGGAAGCCACCTGCGATAATGTCTGGTCGAACAATTCCATCGGCTTTAAGTTTTTCATAAGTTAGTTCCTTTACATCTGAATAAATAGGTACATGTGACCAATGCTTTTTTAAAACTTGTTGAGGAAACTTTTCAATCTCACAGAAAGCTACCGTTTCAAATCCACCAGTCCACTCTAGACCTAAACTAAATCCACCAATACCAGAAAACAAATCTAATACTTTTAATTTATTCATGGTTCATCATTATCCTTGTCGGGTTTTGTTCCAACCATTCTTGAATAATTGGATCGTCTTCTAGTTGATCTCTTAATCTTCTCAACATTCGTTTGTGCAGATCATGGCAACCTTGAGCCGTAATAGAAGTACCTTGCTCACTTTCAGACTCCGTAATAATCTCAGCAATCTCTTTCCAAGTTAAGTGTCTACCCTGATCCAAGTAAAGCCTCCACCTTGTTCCAATATTTTAAAGTTGCTTTTTTGGTATGACCCTTGGGTCCACCATTATGTATCCTTGCTAATGTTTCTAAAGAACAATCAGGCTTGGCGTAGCGATCCCAGTACGACATCATAATCCACTCTGAGTAATGTTGTTTCTTACAGTCTTGATACGACCCACCAATTTCTGGATGGTGCATAATCGCATCTTGCCAGTAGGCTTTTGATATCTGGTAAGGACCAATACTTAAACCACCATCACCTACTGCTTCTGCTGGATTCTTTTCTCCACCAGTTTCAACTTGTCGGATCGCTTCAAAAAGGGATCGAGGATATTGCATGTACATCTTCCTGTTCCTGTGGACTCCAATCAACTCCACCTTGTTCTGTAAGTCTTCCTGTTGTTTTATCATACCTGAGTTTACAGGCGTATCCAACTGTTCCGCTATGTCTGTTTTTAAGGACATGTATACTGGTGGTGTTTCCATGTTCTTCATCGGTAACATTTCTGGAACAGGAAATAATTTGGTCGGCAACATGTGCAATACTGCTAGACCCCCTAAGAGCATTAATACTAACATCCATTCCATCTTCATAGCCACGGTCTCCTGTGGGTCGTTTTAGCTGTGACACCAAGAATAAAGTTATACCTAATTCTTCAACAAGCATTCTTAGTTTCGTCACCGCCACGTCTATAAGTTTTCTCTCGTTATCTCCTTCAATACCTGAGACTACTATAGACAAGTGATCTAAAAACAAATGAGAACACCCCATCTGTCTATGCATATATCGGATCTTTGACAGTAAGTTCTCAAATTGAATTGACCCAAAATGGTCATAAAGTGCTAATTTTTTATCAAAGTTTGCATCGTGGAATGCTTCCGATAATTCTTCATCGGTAAACTTATGGTGATATGGTGCTGAATTTAGGTGCAACCCAATCATTCCCCTAACTGTTATAGCTATAGATTCTTCCAAAGCAATGTACCCTACGTTCTTGTCATTCTTAATTAACCAATAAGCTAACTCACGACACACCGAACTTTTACCAACACCTGTTCCTGCACAGAGAACAACCATAGAATGTTGATGGATACCATGAGTTAAATCTTGTAGTCCTTGCCAAGGGTAAGGGACTGATTCAACTTCTTTGTCTTCTAATAATCTTTGTATGAGTTCATCACCACTTACAATACCATCTGGTCTATACACTTTGGCATCGTAAATAGCAGACACTAACTCTTTAATGTTGCCTTCCATAAGACATTCATTAGCGTCTTTGTTTGGTAGACCTGTTACGATCTTTGCTTTCCCTGGTTCTAACAACAAAGCACATTCACTCGCTGCTTCTCTTCCAGGTTTATCATCATCAAAACATATAACAATAGAATCAAATGTAGATAAAAACTCTATGTGTTTCTTAAATGTTTTAGAAGCTGAATTAGCTCCATGACTAAGAGACACTACACTAGCTTTTCCATTGAAGGCTTGAGCAATACTAAGAGCATCGAGTTCGCCTTCTGATACAATCAGAAAACGCCCACCTTCTCGGCACATATGTTGACCAAAAAACCCGATGCCCTCAGTATCACCTACCCAAGAAAACTTCTTCCCTTCAAGTCGTAACTTCTGAGCTACCACTTCTCCCTCTGGATTCTTATAGTTAGCTATATGACAAAACTTACCTTTGTATTGTCCTACTTGATAGCCAAACTTCCTGCATATATCTTCAGATATACCTCTAGTTTTTAAATGTTTATACTCCCCCTCAATAATTCCTTTTATTTCTTTAGTAACAGTCACAAGTTCTCCTTCATTTGATTTCCAGTTACCACACCCAAAACAATACGAATGGTCTGTGTATACTGCTTTGTTATCTTTCGATCCACAATCTTCACAAGATTCATGTCGTAGGAACGAGGAAGAATTCAATTCGTGGTCCATTCTCGTCCTCCCATCTTTTTTCAGCATGTACCCTAACTATCTGTCGGTCATCTTCATACAGGATTCCATTGGCACAGTCAAATAAAGCCTTGCAATAATTATCAATATCACCGTTTGGTTTATCTAACTTCGTACTCTTAGGTTTCTTGCAATAAAACCATACGAAGACTTCTAGGGGACAAGAAAAAGGTTTCCCTAATTCCTTGTATCCCCTAAGAAAATCTTCGGCTTCTTTACGAAATGCTGTATATTTTTTGCCGTAATACACACGAAATTTTGTAAGTCTTGGTCTAGTCGCAACTTGTGGTGCAATAGGAAATGTATACAGCTTAGACATTAGAACGGCATATCGTCTGAAAAATCTTCAGTCGATCCTTTACTATCATCTGTAGAGGCTATAGCTTCAAATCCATCTTCTTCATTAAAACCAAATCCTGAACCTGAACCTCCACCATATTCAATAAGTTCAAGTATCTGTACGGCTTTAGGTCTTAGACTTAAACCACAACCAAGAGCAGGAGCATACCAAGTGTAGACTTCATAACCAATACGAACAATAGAACCTGATCCAACCTTAGGTCTGTTCTCACTTGTGAGTACATTGTTTTTCGCATCGTATAAAATTGGACGTTGAGTTCCTTCTTTACCGTCCCTGGATTTCCACTTGGCTTTTAGTTTAAACTTAAAGTCCCACTCATCAGTCTTCTCTCCGTTCTCGTCCGTCACCTCTTCGCATGGGAAAGAATGTTTCTTCAATTTTTTCTTCCCCTGTTCTTTCAAACATTCGTTGTAGTGCTTCTCAAAGATATCTTCAAGAGAAACAATAATCTTATCTGCATCATCTGCATTCAACCTTAGATTTATTTTATATTCTCCATCAGGATTAAACTTACGGTCTGGCTCAGTTAGCCAAGGGTATATAGCTTTTCCTTTTGGTGTGGTCAGGTGTGGGAATTTCTTACGATTCATGTTTACCTCCTTAGGCAAAGTAGTAGTCAGAATCTAGGATATTACGAATATCAATAGACCCTAACTTTGGAACATCAGGTAGTACAACTCCAACAGGGAGCTGACTTTCAATTTGTGTTTTAAACATAGTCAGTTGACAATCAGAAAAAATATCAACCGTAGCTTGTCTTAGTGAAGTAGCAAGTATGCCACTATCTACAGCATTGGTCGCATAGCTATCGTGGACCATACTGTATTCTGTTATACCATTTGCTTTCGCTATGTTTATAGTTCTAAACAATAACGCTTTGTCTTGGCTATGCACAAAGTTAGGGCAAATACCATTTACATTTTTACGATGAGAGATTTGACCAGTCGCATAGTTAATCCTGTGTCTTCTAATCGTATCACCAATACTTGTCTTTATTTCTTTCGAGGCTTGCTTAGAATACTTTTGGTTGACAATAAATCCATCACTAGTAATCCAACGTGGAGTAATTCCATTTTGTAAACAAACCTTTGTAACATCTTGTAACCATTGCATCCCTACCTTTGCACCAGTCACTACGTCATCAATAGCATCCCACACAAAGTTCGATAAGAAGTTACAGGGTTTATAAAACTGTGGACTGAAAGGATTCTCTCGGTCACCTATTTTTACTTCTTCAAAAAACCAATCAGTTACATATTCTTTACAAGAGTGACGACTAAGACTGTAGGGTACACACATCGTAGGACGCTTGGCTACCTTACGATCTATCCCAAACTCTAACCAAGTTCTAGCCATAGGATCATCACTTGCTTTTAATCTTTCAATACATCTATTAGCGACTAACTGATACAAATCTTTAGGGCTATCCGATGGTAGTACATTAGTAGCATAGCAACCTTGTTCATCATGTAACATAATACTATACAGTTGTAATCCTTGGTTACTTGCATCTTGAGCTACTGGTACTCTTGTTCTAGTTCCATAACCATTCTCAAAGAACTCTGCAAGTTCTAAACAAGACGCTAAGAATTGCCAGGGCTTGTCAGCATTGGTCCATTGATTGTTTTCTAAAGGATCTTTATGTATAGCTTTAAATAGATCACGGTTACTAAATACCCAATCTAATCTTTCCTTAAATGGTTTTTTATCAAGTCCCCAACAATTAGCTGTATGTATACCTAACCAATGCACATGGTCTTCGCTCTTTATTTCTTTACCTTCGTAAAACTGTAACAATCCTTTACTTTGATCATTACCCATTTGAGATAAATAAACTGGTGTGTCGTAACACCTACCTCTCCAGTCTAAAGTTTTAGGGAAATACAAAGGGTAATTAATAAATTTATCTGCTAAGAATAAAACTTTAGCAAGTTGTAATCTTTTAGAGCGATCTGCTTGGTTAATAATATGAATGTCTCTAGCTTGTCTCTTCCATAACTTAATAGCTTCATCATCACCTTCAGGAAACACAGGCATCTCTATATCATTAGCTCTTGGTAAGACACCATGATCGTTGTTGGTTTCCCAAAAGTATTTCATTACTTGGTAGACATCATCATTAATACTAAACTTTGTGTTCTGCATAGTGTTCACGGCGTTGTACACTTCAGGCATTTCACAATTGTTTAGTTCTTCAAGTATGTCTTTGTTGTAAGTTTTTACCATCGGTCTTCTTGTTACGATCTCATTCGGATACCCGCCGTCAAACAATGAAGTCCAATCTTTAGGTGGAACAATCGTAGGCATATAGACTGGTGTAAGTATTTCATGTTGAGCATGAGATTCTTTCAGCCAATCTAATAAGTCTTGCGTAGGCTCTACAATAGTGTGGCTTCTATTAAATACATTGGTAATAGTTTTTATTTCAATGAGTCCTGTACTGATTCGCATAAGCTCGACTAAAACTAAACCACAAGCAGTCGCATCACCTTTACTCCATCTTGGTATTGGCAACCCTCGGTGCTTGGCGGTCTTCGTTAAGAATTTTATTTTAGCTTGGTATCCCTTGGTTGACTTCATTCTTCCTTCAATGTCAGCCCAATGTTCAGGGTAGTTGTTCTTCATACGACCAAACCTATGCTCATCCTCCATGTACTGACCGATCTTAATAGCTATATTCGTTAGGCTTCTTCTCTGACTGATACCATCCAGTACAATACGACAAGCAAGACCACAGATTAAATCATTAGGTAGCAACTCAAAGTATGGCAATACTCTGTGCTTACGTCCTGCTGAAGTCTGAGCTTGGGTCTTCCATCGTTGTAATTCTTTTTCTAATTGGTCTATGGATTTGCTAAGAAGGTACTTAGAGGCTGTACCGTAGGTTTCAAGTTCTTGTTGTTTAGCACGAAGAATGGTCTTCCAGTATCGCTCTTTACCCATAGCGATCATCTGCGTGTCTAAATCCGTTTGTTTCATAGAGCTTCCCTGCTTTATATCAGTATATCAAAGTTTATTAATAGCGTTAACTAAATCTTCCTGTTGCAAATGACTATAACGAACCACCATATTTATATCTTTATGTCCACTCAACTGCTGAACAATCCTAAGGTTTACATTCTTCTGGACTAAAGTAGACACAAAGGTATGACGGCAACTGTGTATCTTTGCGTCTTCCCCTAAGTCTAACAAGCGTTTCATCTTGTCCCACCTTCTGCGTAACTGATCGTAGTCAAGACGAAACATATCAGGGTAACGACTAAAGGTTTCTTTCACTCGGTCAGTCATTGGTATGGATCTTGGCATACTGTTCTTGGTGTCTGACAAATGGATCACACCATCTCTTAAATCATTAGGCTTCAAAGAAATTAACTCTGAACTTCTCATCCCAGTATCCAACAAGATAACAATCATATCTCTAGCTTCTGGATCTATCTCCTGGAGAGTCTTTAAGATTAGTTCTTGTTCCTGTACTGTAAACCAACGCATTCTCCCTGGAGGTTCTTTAAGTCTCTTCGGAAAGTTAGGCATAGCAGGTATGACACCAAGATCATACGCCGTCTTACAAATAACCCTGAGATTACTTAGTTTCTTATTGATGGTACTTGGTGAATTACCCTCCTGATCTCTTAGGTACAGGACTAAATTGTCTATCGACTCACGGTCTAATAGGTTTAACGCATAGTCCTCCCCAAAGTAATGCAAGAGAGACTTTGTGTTACACCAAGTTTTTAACTCAGACTTTGTATTCTTCCATTGAGATTGATAAGTCCATTCAGCCATTTTACCCAATGAATCACATAAGAAATTACCCTTAGAAGACTTGAAGTGTTGACGCTTACCTGCCAACAACTGAGCTTTCGTTTGGGCTTCCCAGAGCTTCGCTGAGTCTAACGATTGAAAAGACTTGCGGTATCTCTTTCGGTTATGAGTAAAATCTACACGGTAAGAATTATTTTTTAATTTGATCATTGATCCTCCAGTCACGACTAAATTAACCTGCGGATTCCCATTTGTCAACCGATAAGAATACATTCACGACTAAAATTATGGTCACGACTAAAAACTATCATTAACTATCACGACTATCATCACTATCACGACTATCATCACTATCACGACTATCATCACTATCACGACTATCATCACTATCACAACTATCATCACTAT